AAGAGATTTACTATCAATAATCTCGCTCCAATTGTCTAGCGAGCCATATTTTTCCTGTACTAATGCCATCACGTTGAGTGAAAACTCAATCGGATAGTCTACTCCGTTCACTGTCAATTTTTTCTTGTCGTCTAACATAGTCTCTTCTCCTTAAAAAAATAAGCCGGAATATTTCATCCGGCTTTGTTCGATTATGATTTTTAGTATTACTAGGATGTCTTAAGGACGTTGATCGTGGTTGTCTGAGATGCCTTTCCTGTCTCCTGTGCAACGAGTGTCAATACTTTCATGACATTAATTGTGACAGGGATGGAGGCTGATGCCGCACCGGATACGATATCCTGCGAGTACACACCATCGACATAGAGTTTGATGGTATGGCTTGCAGCTGTCGGTGTGACTGTGACTGATGTAGCAGATACTCCACTGAATGAATAGACAAGCTTTCCTGCCAGGAATGTAGGTGCAAGCGTTCCGCCTGTGCCTGTGAGCGACAATGCGGTCAATCCACCGGATGCGCTTACAGGGATTCCTGCCTTGGTGTTCAGGTATGCGATGGCATCGGCTTCGAGTGCAAATGTCTTTTCCTGTTTCCAGTTGTTAGATGCATCGAGCATGATTGTTCCGACCAATACCTGGTTGCCGAATGCAAGGGATTCGCCCTTTGTCGCATTGGCATCAGCTGGCTCGGAGAACTGTACTTTTGGAAGCCATATGGCTCTGTAGTATGTGACATCTGACACTTTCTTGGCGCCATAAAATCCGATACCGACATAAGGCACTACGTCAGCGCCGCTTGCAGTAATTTCGGAACTTGCCACGGCGTGACCGAGCAACAGGTTTTGCACTGTGTCACTGATATTGTCGACTCCAAGCGTGATGGTTCCGCTTTTAAACGACTTGTCGCTTTCGGCGATACCGTCATCAGCATAAGCTTTGATGTCGTTCATCTCGATTGAGATGTCAGCTTGCATTGCTTTTGCAATGGTTCCGCTTGATGTTCCCTTGTATACTGGATATTTTAATCCTATTTTCATGTTTTTATTCCTCGCTTTCCGTGGATGTTTCAATTTGACATTCGAATACCACGTGGTTTGTTTTTGCGTCTTCTTCGTATCGTTCCTGTACTTGCGGGTATGTGAAACCCGCCTTGAATAATTTAGATCTGATTTGTTTTTTTAGTGTCAGATAATTGAGCGGTGTGAATAGATGTATCTGCATAGACACCTGGTCAATCTGTGGTTCGTCGTCAGCAAACACAACGCCAATGTCATCGGCTTTGTTGAATATCACATAGGTTAATTCATTGCCGGTGTATGGCGCCGCTTCTATCGGAATGCCAAGAGGGCTTAACGTTGCTATTATCAACTTGTTTACATCACTGTTTTCCATCTACAACCTCCCTGTCAAACACTTCCTGCATCTTGTCGACCACTTGCTTCATGACTCTGTTTGTTGCCCTTGCGATTACCGGTCTTGCATCCTGGTTCTTATTGCCGTACTCGATAAACCATAGCTTATCGTCGTTCCAAAGAGCCTGACCGCTTGTCTTTGTACCTTTTTTACTTCTCGCGAATACTTTTGCCGACTTTAACAGTTTGCCTTTGTGCTTCCCTGTAGGCGATGCGGATATCCCCCATACTCCGTCTTTTGTCTTATGAGGTCTAAATGCTTTAATAGACTTCCATAATTCACCCGAATCGCTGTGCTCAGTCCTTATGATTGTTTGCAGACTGTCAACTAAAATCGGAATTGATTCGTTTAGCATCTTTTCGCTTATTTCATCTGACAGATTTTTAAATAATTTCTTTGGAAAATCCACTTCAAAATACGGCATGGTAATCACCCGCACATCAGTTCTATGTATGCAGAATCTTTCTCGTACGTGCGTATGATGTCATAGACTGCGTCCTCGTACCTTATTTTCTCTGCATATTTAGCAACTCCGTCAACTACTGTCCGTGTCTGTTCGTAGTTTTCAATCCTGGTCGACAATACAATTTTAGGTTTCATGCCTGCCGACATCGCCATATAAAACTCTGAACGGGTTACGGATTTCTTCTCTACAAATATTTCGTATTCGACTGCAACATCCACATTGAATCCATCGGCATCGAGTGTTTTGGTCATCGACATCAATTTCGCTGTGTACTCCGGCATCAGACCACCTCCTCGGTGTATTCTACCGACATGCTCAGATGGTTTCTGATTGATTCGTATGACATCAGTTTTTTGTCTGACATCGGGTCTCCAGGCTTGAAATGTGAATCGACATAAAGTGAGATTGCCCTTAAAACAAGTGAATCGGTTTCATCGTCAACCTTGGTTGCCAGGATCCCACACAGTTTCAATTCGGATTTGGCGGCATCAATCAGTGGTTCGATTAAATCCTGGTCAAGTGCCACGCCGTTAAGTCCTATTGCTGCTTTGATTTTGTCTATATACATCTTAGATACCGCCTTCCGTTAGATTTTTAAACCATAAGATAAACATCAATGTCGCTGTCATTAAGCGCCGCAGTTGGGTTCAAGAAATTAAGTGCCAATGTTGTCGCACTGTATCCACCTGAAGCCACCGTGGTTAGTGTCTTGTTATTGTAGATTGCAAGCACTGTGTTGTATGGAATTTTGTAAGGGATACCAAAATCGTCTGTCATTCCTACAGATATCGTATCGCCCGCTGCTCCGCGCGCAGGGAATACTATACTGTCGACGAATGCAAATACCTTGGTTCCGTTTACAGTTGCCGCGCCGGTAGATATGATTGTTTCTGTTATTGTTGCACCGGCAAGATCTTTACCTGTAAATACAACGTTTCCTATTGCGGTTGCTTGATTTCCTGTTATTGACATGACGCGTCCGCACTTTGGCTGACCATCAAGAGCAGCTGCGAGTTTTGTCACAGTTACTCCGGTTCCAAGCGTTACTGCCGCTATTATCTTTGCAGCTCCGGCAGCTTCGCAGTCGCCTGCATCGATGTGATAATGTGCTAAAAATGCACGGTCGCAGGGTACGCCCGGCACATCGGTTTGTATTTGCTGTCCCATTTTTGGATTGTATGGATAAAACATAAGTAAATTCCTTTCTTCTGTACGCTTAAAAACACGTTACAGAGATAACCCGGGCTGTTACACCCGGGTCAGTTCTTTAGTTATTCAGAGATTGATTAGGCTCCCTTTTTCACGATGATAACGCCGGCTGCGTCGAGGAGTTTTCCGTCGGCAATCAAGATTGACTTGTCTACCCACTGGTTTGTGTCGTGGTCCAACCAACGATACATAGTCATCTGCATGTTGCTGTTGATGCAGTAGTCATTGAGATTAACAAAAACTGCAACGATATCGCCGACTGCTGCTGTGTCATAAGGGGCAACGATGTCATCTTCAACAAGGATGACTTCGCGTCCACCGAACTTCTCAGGGATTGCATCGGTTATGCCGTAGTTTACACGTGCCATTGGCTGGCCGTTTGCATCCTGCATACCGTCGATGTAGCCTTCAAATGTCTGAGCGGCCATAATGAAGCTTCCGCCTGCTCTGTAGGCAACAGGGATTTTGCCGAAGATTTTCTTTTTCCATGCTCCCCAGTCTGCAAATTCGGCAGAAGTCAGAGTTATAATCTGTCCTGCGAGAACTCTTGCATCTACTGTGATTCCAAGTGGCTCGGTTGTTCCAACACCGTTTATGATAGCGGCGTCAAATGCTTTCATGTTTGCTTCAAAAATCAAGCTGATCATTGATGCTTCAAATGATGGAAGCGATACTTCCTGTGTTAACAGAGAAGTAGCGATTTTGCACTCAAGACCATAATAGGAGAACGAAACAGATGTATTGGCTGTAACTTTCTTTCTATCGGAAGGAGTTGCTTCGGTTATCCATGTAGCTGTCGGCTTCAAGGAAAGGATGGGGAAGTTGACCCCGCCTTTGAGGTTTGTTTTGCGGACTTTCGAAAAGATTTTGCCATAGGCTGTCATCTTCTTTATCAACTCATTCATGATGGTTGTCGGGATGACTGCTGCGGCTTCGGTTGTGGAAGTGAAAGCGTCAAGTCTTGTTTCTAAGGTCGGCATTTTACCGGTCTTGCAAAACTCCATAAACTGTTTTCTGTATTCAAGAGTTGAATACGGGTCTTCCTCGGATTTTTGTTCTACGGATTTAGGGATTACTGTTCCCTTAACTACGCCGATATTGATTTGATTGGCAAGTGTCGCGCGGGATTCGATGCCGGCAAGTTCTGCCTGCAATGCTCTGCTCTCTGCTTCGATTGCACCAAGGTCAATCTCGGATGTGCCGGTCAAAAGGTCTTTGATTTCGGCGAGTCTTTTTAAAATTTCATTCTTTCTCATTTGTTTTGGTCTCCTTTTCGTTTTTTTAAATTCCGTTTAGTTCCAGTAGTAGGATCAGTTTCTTTTTTCGCAATTCGTCAGCGTCCGCCAACTT